GTCAGACGATTTCCGCTATTAACACGCAAGACAAGGTTGCGGGCGTCACGGACATCTATAGTCGAGTTGGTGGCGTCGGCCGAGATAACCGTGCGCGGCGTGCCGTTAGCCGAAAACTGTATGCGCCCGTTATTATCTAAGTCCAGCGCTTCGGCCGGAGCGACGGTCCCGAGCCCGACCAGCCCGGCCGCGTTGATGACAAAAGGCGTAAGGTCGGGGTCGACGCTGTCCTGCACGCGCAGAACGTCGCCCGTGCCGGTCTGCGTTATCTTGAGCGCCGGGCCGGACGAGTCGGTCGAGATCGTGACGTTGCCGGTCAGAACCGGCGAGACGGCCGTCGTCGGGGCGGAGATATAGTCGACCGTCCAGATCTCAACATCATTGGCGTCGGTCAGCTTGAATTTATACGTCGCCTCACCGAGCCAGATATTCGCCTCGCCGCGCGAGTCGAGAATGATCGGGTTCGTGTTAGCGTCCGATCCGGTCGAATCCGTATATGTAACCTGCGGGCTCGTCGTGCCGGCCTGATAAGTGTAGACCTTACCGCCGACCAGAGGAGCGCCGTCAGCACCGATGAACTGAGTCTTGGGTATGGGGGTGATGACAGCCATTATGCACCTACACAACTGGTTACGGTCAGGATGACCGAAGGGATCGCCGGGACTGGGCTAGCCGCCGCCACATAGGGGATTTGAATATTTGTGCTGCTAACCGAATAGATCAGCTCAAAATAATCGCCCGCCTGAAGATTTAGCACGAAATTCCACGCGGCGACAGTAGCCGCATTTGCGCCGCTGCTCATCGTAATCTGCGTGGCGGAGTCATCGACGTCGACGCCGTTCACGCGGGGCCAGATATAAATATTATGCGTGCCGCCAGAAGTCTGCCTGAGTTGCGCCGAAAACTGAAAATTATACGTAGCTATGTTGTCTACATATATTCTCGACGATGGCGTCCCGATATAGACGCCGTAGACTACGTTGGATCCGTCAGCGCGTGTATATGTTTGGTCAAAGGTCAACGCGTAGGCCGTATTTGTCGCAGCGGGCGTGAACGTCGTCGTGCTGTAAAATGAGCCGTATCGCCGGCCGGCCTCGACCGCGATGTAGGTGTTATAAAACCACCTATACCATTCGCGGGTGACGAAATTAGTCAGCTTATCCCATATCGGAACCCGCGCCGCCGGGATCTGTGTATTGTTCGCAATATCAGGCATTTGTTGGGCTCAATATAAGTTCAGCGCCCATGATCGCGATCTTGACCGGATCGGTCCCTGACACCTCATACACGCGGTCGCGGATTTTCAAAGTCATGCCAAGCCGCCGCCAGATGGTTCGGTAACCGTATTGCCCGACGCGGCCCATCGACTTCCAATGCTCGTTCGACCATGTATGGCCGCCGTCATCTGACCAGCGCAGCATGACCTGCGGATTGACGCCCGGAGCCAATGGCGCGCCCTGCGTCATTATGTAATCGCCGTTTTCGGTCAGCAGCCATTCGCCTAGTTCTGTAGTCAAGTGCTGATCATTAAGATATTGATAGTCGTCGCCCGTAAGCCCAACGCCCGCCTCGCAGTCAAGTTGCAGACTATGTTGCGTGGTGCGCTTCAGATCATTCTGGCCCGTAGGCAGCGCGCGCCACGACCGCAGCCACTTCTGGATAGAGCCCGCTTCGGTGTAGACGGTTGAGTCATAAGCAAACAAACCGCCACCGACATAATCGCCGATGACGATTTCGTTGTTGTAGTTCATCTGGCAGTTGCCGCGATGACGCGTGAAGTTGTTGTTTTCCCACCCGGCGCGCTCATGCCAGACGCCGGTCGCCACGTCATAGACCCACGTCGTATTAGCCGTGGGGAAGTTCAAAACGTAGAAGCTGTGGCCGTCCTGCTGGTAGGTGTAGGCCACGGCGTCGTTAAGCGTGGTGTATTGCTGGATCTGCCACTCGACCGCGTGCGTCGAGACGCGCTCGCCCGAGTAACCTTTGGACCTGTAGACGATACCGTTACCGCGCGCGTCGCGCCCGAGCCAGAACAGACCATTGTCGAGTTTGGCGACCGAATAGGCGGCGAGGCAACCTATTTCATTAAACGCACCCTGAATACGCGCGAGCGGAAAGTCAGGCGTGCCGGCGTTATACCAGACTTCGACGGTGTTGACGCCAAACAGCCAGATCTCGCGGTGGTCGACAATCAGCGTGACCAGATTGTCCGGCGAGCCTTCCGCGCTGGCGAAGTCCAGCGCGTCGATGGACAGGCCGTTATAGGGCGCGGTGACCCAGAATTTTTGGCTGTTCGGTTCGTTGAATACGAAATAGCCGTCGATAAATCCGACGCCAATCGCGCCCGGAAAATCAGGGTCTGTGATGTCGCTAAACAGCGGCAAGAACGTCAAATCGACCGTAGCCGTAGCCGTAGCGTTGGCCGACAGAACAAAAGTCGTTCCGTCCGTAATACTGGAGACCGTCGTGCTGGCCGGAATGCCCGAGCCCGTGACAGGAAGGCCGACCCATATAAGAGATGTGTCAGCGGTCGTAACAGTGGGCGAACCGTTGGTCGTGTTGCAGCTCAGCGTTACGTTGGTGTTGTTGTAGATGTAGCCGTTAGCGCCCGCAGCGATGAATAGCTGCGTGCCGTTATCGACCATGTTGACCGGGCCTGCGCCGGCTACTGTGCCGAGTTCGTGGTAAGTCCAGTCCGTATCGACGCGATATAGCTTGGTGCCCGCGACGGCGTAGCCATAGTCGCCATACTGCCAGAGCCCACGCACGGGGCCGGTCGGAAACACGGCGAGCTGACGGAGCCCCGGCGCGCGCTGAAGCCAAGCGGCCTCTTTGCCGCCCTCCGGCACAATCTCAGGATAGAGATTGACCATGCGGCTGTCAGCCGCATTAGGACTGCGCAGGACATAGCTGGAGCCGAGGATCGGCGTCTTCATTAGTAGTTTCCAGCGTAGATGTTATAGCGCTGACGTGTGCCGACAATGCTGTAAGGCAGCGCCATGATGTCGTCGGGGTTGTTGATGCGCTTCAGATTGCGCTTGCTATACATCGCGATCCGCTGCACCTGCGCGGATGGCTCGACGCCGAACTCCGGCGCAATTTCGCACGCAAGATTATAGCGAAACGCCCGCAAATAGCCCGGCGGGAATGTCAGCGGCGTCGCCAACTGCGCCGGTTCGGTCAGTTCCTGCACCGAGATAAAATGCCACTCCAGCAGCCGCAGCGGGCGCGGGTAGACATACATCTGGATGTCGGGAAAGGTGTTGTTGACGAAGATGACCTGCGGATAGGTGCTGGTCACTGTCTTTACAGCGATACCGTTATACTGCTGCTGATTGATGAATTTTATGCCGTAGGAGACGTTGGTCTGCGGGTCACGAAAGTAAGTCGAATCATCCAGCAGAACAGGGCGATTGCCTACGAAATTGCCGGTCGGGCCAAGCGTGCGGAACAGCTCGCCGGACGGCCAGTTAAAAACTTGGTCCTGTGTCGAAAATACCGACAGCCGCTCGGTGTTCCACGAGTCGATCATCTGATTCAGCGCCATCAACGCGTCCTGCGAGGTCTCGGCCGAGGGCGTTTCGCCCTCTGCGAGGACGCCCAACAGTCTCAGCGCTCCGTTGATCTGCTCGCCCGCTGTCGTCATCTGGATCGAACCTTTCCCAGCCGTTCTCTTCGTCGTAGGCGGCTTCCAAATCCATGGTAGCGACCTTCACCCCATGCTTGGGGTGCCGCAGGTAAATTACAGCCATTTTACACCTATGGTAAGGGCCGAGCGGCCCGTAGGCCGCTCGTAGGGTTGATTTACTCGCCGTGAATAACGGCGAAATTAATGATAACCGCCTCACCAAGATTACCGGCCGTATTGTTATAGAGCCCAATAACGGCGGATCCTGTGGCCTGACTGGAAACGAAAGGCCAATACGCGCCCGCCGTGCCGCCGCCCGAAACACTAACAACAACAACATCTTTTGCGCTGATTTTGTTGTTAGTTAGCGTAAACAAGACAGAAGTCCCGGCGTTTAGTGTGGCGTTGTTCATCGTGATCCGGCCCATGCTTTTATTGAGCGTAACACCGGTCGATTTACTGGTCGCCTGCGTAACCGACCCTTGCCCACCAGCAGCATACCCAAGCTCATCGCTTGCATACACTGTAGTGAACTCGGGGTCAGAGTAAGCTACGCCACTGGCTTGGGTGTTAGACATTTCTACCCCCTTAGCCGATACGATAGATCGTGTAGGCGGCCGTGCCGGTGCGGCGGAAGCGAAAGCGAGCCGAAGCCGGGAACGTCGCCGTAGCAGCATCCGCGACGACCGCATTGCCGACGATGGTGTTGCCAGCGCCCGCGCCGAACGTCACGTCGTTCGCCGCGTTGTCACCAAGGTTGATGACGACGACATCGAACGCCGAGTTCGTCTTGATGCTCGGGAACGCCGCGTCGATCAGCGCGCCCGTCGGGAACGTGTAGGTGCCGGCGTCCGTGCCGCCAGAGTCAACGGTGATAATGCCGTTGGCGAGATTGCCAACAGTGACCGTGACCGTCGCGCCCGTCAGCGCGCTCGGGGCGGGCTGCGGGGTCATAAGCGGCTCGGTCAGCGCGCCAGCGCCGAGCTGATAGCCGCCGACGGCGTTCGGAATAAGCGGATCCGGGCCGAGCGTTTCGAGCGGATAAGCCGCGCTCTGCGTAGCAGGGGTATAAGCAACCATGGTTCAATGCTCCTTGATTAGAGAAAAAGACGGGGCCGAAGCCCCATCTAATTAGCCCCAAAGGCGGACAGCCATCTGCGGACGAATGACGCTGTAGCCATACAGAACGTCAATACGGCAGGGCAGTCGGTCGTTGTTGATGTCATACTGACGGACAACGCGGAGCGAGATACCATTGTGGACCTGACGCGAGGCCATGTCGATACCGTTCGGCATAAGCAGATCGGCCGTCGCGAACGCAATCGCGTCGCGATGATAGATCAGGTTCTGCGGATACTGGGTCGACGGCGAGCCGAGGAAGGTGACGGCCTTGCCGGACTGCGGCAGAGCGTCGACCGTCGCAAGAGCCTGCGAAGCCGAATACATCGCGTTGACCTGCACCGTCGCCGTGGTGGACGCCGTAACGTCAGCCAGAGCAACGAACTGGAACAGCGAGCCGGTTGACTCGCGGGTCTGCGGGTTGACGGCGAAGCAGTCGGCGATGGTGAACACGTCGCCGGCTTTGATGACCGTCGAGCCAAGGCCCGTCAGGACGATGCTGGTCGCGCCTTCCGACGTGACCGACGTGCTGACCGTCACGGTGCCCGTGCGCGAGCCAGTCGTGAACTGCTTGATCGACTGCGACATATTCAGCTCGTCATAGCCGAGAATGCCTTCGCCGAACATGCCGTTCTTGAACTGCTTCGAGATCGCCGAGACCGGGTTGAAGAGGCCCTTCATGCCTTCGATCAGCGCGGCGTTAGCAGCCGGGTTGACCGTCGCATAGCGGGGCGACATGACCGCAGCATTCTCGTTGAGCTTCTGCTGAGCCTGAAGCAGAACGAGCGACGTGGCGGGCGTCGTGCCCGGCGTGCCGACCGAGTTGCCGATGTATTTGAAGGCATTCGCAACGTCGGCGTCGATGGACGCCGCGAGCTGCGAAATACGAGGCTTCAGAACACGTTCGGCGAAATCGTCGAGCTGCATGGTGAGTTCGCCGGTCGTGAAGTTGACGCCGATGTGCTTCTGGCTGGAGACAGTGAGCGTGGTATACTGCTCGTTGTCGTCCTGCACCTGAAGCGCCGCGCCGTCCGTGACCAGCGCGCGGTCGGGCAGACGGATGCGGAGGGTCGAGCCGATCTTAGCGCCTTCAACGGCGAAAGAGTCGTCATACTGGCGGTTGACCGTGCGGGTCAGGACAAGATTATTCTCAAGGATTTCCAAAGCCTTGCGAGTAATCATGTCAATGGTAAGAAGCGAATTAGACATTCCTTATCTCCGGTTCTGCGCTTCCCACTTCTTGATCTGCCGCTGACGTTCCGCTTCAATCCATTCCGACGTTGACATTTCCTTTATGGACCGGGGGTCCGTCGTGTCTCGTCTCGGGCCAGAGTTCGACCGGGTTGCCGTGACAGGCGCAAGAGGCGCTGGCGCGGTTGATGTCCTCTTGACCGGCGGATTGTCGACCAATTTGGCTTCAATCTTACCGATCTCTTTTGCCTGCAAGACGGGCGGCAGACGGAATATACGGCTGGCTTCTTTTGGGTTGGATCCGAGGAAATAGATGACCTCGGGGCCAATATCAGAAGCCTGAATAGCCTGTGCCATAACGTCCGAGACGGGTAGGTTGGGGTTATACGCGACTTGCTCGAAGTCCTCGTACTTATCCCTGACTTCCTCTTCACGGTCACGATAGGCTTCAATGATCTCGGCCTGTTGCCTTGCGGCCTCGCGCTGAGCCAACAGATCCCGCGCCTTCTGCTCCGCCAATGCTTCCGCATATTGGTGAGCCGACTCGAAATCGTTGGGGTCCGCAGGAGGTGCGACAGGTTGTCTGACCTGTTGCTCCGCAAGCCGCTGGGCCTGCTCACGTTCCCATTTCCGCTGTTCTCTTGCAAGGCGCTTGCTTACAATGGCGTCCAGCTCTTCCTGAGTGAACGATTTTGTAGGCTGCTGTTCCTCCGGCGTCTCTACAGCGGTCTCCGGTGCTGCCGTGGCTTCCGGTTCCGGCGCGGGGCTGATCTCCGCTACAGCCTGTTCGTCATCTGTCATTTACCTAGCTTTCCGGCCAGTCGGTTTACAAATACTACGTCTATTCAGACGCAGCGTCAACATCCGGCAACAATGTGCCGAAATTACCTACCCAGCGGTTCTCGCCGGAATGACCACAGTTGATAGTCGGGTCTATATAGATTCTGCCGCCGAGATCAATCCAACGCTGGCAAAATACAATATCTTCCGACCACAATTCGCCATCGACGACTTTTACGTCAAACACCATACGGATCGGTTCGGGCTTGCGCGGCTCGCGATATTTAGACGACGCATCCCAGATCTTCTCGATAGCGTCGCGGCGGATACGCATAAAGCCCGTCGCCGCGCCTTCAACGGAAATCAATCCGTTTTCTTCGGCAGTCAGACCATTACGCGCTTTGACGCTGTAATCATGCACCGTCAAAGATTTCTTAATGATTGGCGCGGCCACAATGTCAACGTCATGCTCCAACAAACGAAAAAAGTCCGCCGGATTCCAATCAACATCGCAGTCGATGAACACAAGATCGTCGACCTTGCTGTCATACGCCACTTTGAATATGTCGTTGCGGGCGCGCTGCACAAGCGCGTCATAGGACATATAGAGAGCGACAACATTGATGTCTTTGGTCAGGCCAATTTTGGACGTTTCCGCCAGAGCGGTCGCGTGCCATACATTGACCTTGCCATCATAAGAAGGCGCAGCAACCAGGACTGTCCGCATTACTCAGCCGCCTGATTAACCGGCCACGGCAGCGGCGGCGAGATCGGATTGTTGGCGCTTGCTTGTTCTATCTGCCAAGCAATATCACCGGCAATTCCGGCTTCCATTTCGGCCTGTAATTCAGACGGAATTGTCAGCCAACCAAGAACCTGTGCTTCGGTCAGTTCGTTGAACGGCGTGAACGGCGAGCCGGCGGCATAGGTGACTTCCTGAATGCCGTTACGCGACGAGCCAACGCCATCCGCGTTTACGCCGCGATATGACCAACTGACCTTGAATACTACGTCCGACTGCGATTCATAAGTCGGATAGCATTCAAGCTGATTTACGCTGTATTTGTAAGTAATGCTCATTTTACCCTCGTTTTAAGCTCCTCGACCTGCGCCGAGAGTTCTTTAATGGCGTTCACAAGAACCGCCGTCATATAAGCATCGTTGTATTTAAGGTTTGCCGGGTCGTCTACGTTAATAATTACCGGACTATCTCCTTCGAGCGAAAGAATGTCTTGCGCCGGGAAGCCATAACGAACGGGGCCGTGCGGCGTATCGTCTTCGCGCGATTTTTTGAACTGGTATTTTATAGGACTGAGCTTGTTTACGAACGCAAGTCCATGCGGAACATTACCCAATACATTCTTGTCACGAACGTCAGACGTGACAGTCCACGCAACGCGAATGTTTGCGTTGGTAATGTTCTGATTTCCTATAACTACATAGTTACTGGCGGTGCTAATATTGCCATTAGCATCCGTGCCTGCGCCGTTTCCTATACAGACGTTGTTTGAGCCAGTGGTTATATTGTAGCCAGCCTGATAACCTACGCCTGTGTTGTTAGCGCCTGTTGTATTATTATATAGCGTTTGATAACCCAAAGCAGTGTGAAAAGAAGCGGTGTTAAATCTTAGCGATTCCTGTCCAAGAGAAGAATTGTTATTTCCGTTTGATAAATAGTTAGATACAAAACCTATGCAAGTATTGTTTGACCCGCTTGTATTACTATACATTGCGCCGCCGCCAATCGCGACGTTGGTTGTGCCAACAGTATTAGACTGCAAGCAACCGCCATGGAACCCGCCGCGCGCTGCCCCTACAGCGACGTTGCTGACGCCGGTAGTGTTCGCCTCCATTGCGCCGTTGCCGATAGCTACGTTGGCGGAGCCAGTAGTATTAAGACGGAGAGCCGCTGCGCCTAGAGCCGTAAGTTCAGTCCCTACGGTGTTTGTAGCGACTGACTGAAATCCAACGGCTGTATTGGCCGTTCCTGTCGTATTACTAACAAGGGCCTGAAAGCCAACCGCTGTAGCGTTTGATGCAATATTAGCGTATAAGGCTTGGAAGCCCAGTGCAGTTATATTGCTAACGGACGCAAGCGCGCCGTTGCCGAATCCTCCTGCGAGGTTCCCCATAACTACGTTATTTGAACCCGTCTGGTTCCAATAAAGAGCGCCGTTGCCAACAATAGCGTTTTCGCCACCCGTGGTAATGGCAATGCCCGCACCTTGTCCAATAGCGGTATTTTGACTGCCGGAACTATTAACAAGTAACGCTTGCCTTCCGATAGCGGTATTGTTGTTACCAGTACTAGAATAAAGTGCTTGCAAACCTATAGCGGTGTTTTGAACCCCGGTTTGATTGGTATAAAGTGCTTGAAAACCTACGGCCGTATTAGATGAACCCGTCGTGTTAGAAAATAAAGATTGAAGCCCGAAAGCTGCATTATTGGATGTCGTGTTGTTCGCAAGCGCCTGAAAACCAAACGCGCTGTTGTTAGCCCCAACAATATTAGCGCCTAATGCCGCCGAACCAACAGCGGTGTTACCTGCGCCTGTCGTGTTAACATCAAGCGCGCCTGCGCCAACGGCGGTATTATTTGCGCCCGTCGTATTCGCCGCCAGCGCGCTAGCGCCAAGTGCGGTATTGGTGGCGACAGAGCCCGCTCCCTCGCCGACTGTCACGCCGTTAATCAGCGCGTCATTAGCAGCAGTCAGCGTCGTGCCATTAAACTGAAGATTTGCGCTTGAGCCAAACGCGCTTGTCCCGTCGCCATACGGGATGCGGCCAGCAGTCAGTGAGTTGAGCCCGGTGCCGCCGGACGCAACGCCGAGCGGCGACGAAAGGGTAAGGCTCGACGCCGACATAGCCCGCCCCGCCGTCACATCGGCGATAGATACCTTCTTGGTGGTGCCGGACTGGACGATAGGCAGGACTTCCGTGCCGCCAAGCGGAGTCGTAGCGGCAGGAAGGGCGGAGATCTTTACGTCGGCCATTTATCTATCCTCAGAAGGACGCAACGCGGTCCTGAAATGCCTT